CCGCTGATTCAGCGGGCACTCAACGGCCTCGACAGTACAGGCCAGCCTACCGGCATGAACGTCTCCGACTTCCAGAAGCTCTTGCGGGCACAGCCCGCTTGGGCCAAGACCCAGAACGCTCAATCGTCCACGATGGCAGCAGCCCATCAGATCCTCTCTGCGTTTGGATTTAGCTGATGGCATGGTCTATCTTCTCAGACGGAGGCGGTGATGGCGCCGCTCTCACGTGGGCTAAGCAGTTCTTGCAGTCGCTTGGTGTCCCTGAGTCTGCCTCGAACATTGAGTTCGTGTACCAGTGGGAGAAGTCCGAAGGTGGTGGAGGTAAGTACAATCCACTGAACCAAGGGCCAGTGCCTGGCAACAGCTCGCTGACCTCAACGGGTCAGCAGTATGGCGGTGGTGCAGCCGACTTCGTCTCCTGGCAGGCAGGTATCCAGGGCGCAGTGGACTACCTCCACATGTCCAACTACACGAAGGTGTTCGCAGCCCTCAAGGCTGGTGACGGCAACGCCGCCAAGCAGGCTCTGTGGGCCTCTCCGTGGGCCGCCTCCCACTATGGCTACGGGTCCAACTGGTCGGGCGCCTCTGCCCCCTCTGGGGGCGATGCCCTCCTGGGTGTGTCCCTGGCAGCCACGCAGGGGCAGTTGACCCCGTACGACCCCACGCAGAACGTTACGGCCACCATCAGCCCTCAGGAGCTGTCCCAGCAGTACGGCTACGCCTACTCCATGCTGAACGGCATCCCTGAGTTGAAGACCCTCTTCAACCAGGCGGTTGCAGGACAGTGGGACGCCACTAGATTCCAGGCGTCCCTGCTCAACACCAAGTGGTACCAGCAGCACAGTGCGGCCCAGAGGGCGTGGATAGCCGAAGGCTACACCGATCCCTCGACCCAGAAGGCCCAGTGGACGGCCCAGCAGGCTGCCGTGCAGGCAGCAGCAGCCAAGATGGGTGCCAGCCTCTCACAGGGCACCATAGGGGTTCTCGCAGGCGAGTACCTGATGAACGGCTGGAACTCAGACCAGCTCAACAAGGCCATGGCGAACTACATTCAGTTCGACCAGAACGGGGCCATGGGCGGTCAGGCTGGGGACGAGGAGATGACCCTCCGGTCGTTGGCCAACAACAACGGTGTGAACATCTCGAACAACTGGCTGCTGACGATGGCCCGACACATCGCAGATTCCTCCACCACGTTGGAAGACGCTTCCGGGTATGTCCGCCAACAGGCGGAGAAGCTGTTCCCGAACTACGCCAAGCAGATCGCTGCCGGACAGAACATGTCCGACCTGGCCGCGCCGTACGCGGCGGACTACCAGAAGATCCTTGAAGTGGGACCTGGCCAGACCAACCTCTTCGACCCGAACATGGTGAAGGCCTTGCAGTACAAGGACCCGACAGGACAGAACACCACGATGCCGATCTGGCAGTTCGACCAGTCTTTGCGTAACGATCCCCGGTGGATGAAGACGCAGAATGCACAGGACACCACGATGGGTGTCGGCAGGCAGATCCTACAAGATTTCGGGTTTTCCTTTTAGAGAGGGTAGGTCATGGCAGATTCAACTAGTTTCTCGGGCACGATCAACCCTCCGGGAGGAGCTCCCGTTGGTGGTGGCAACCCGCCGACTGGGAAGCCCACTCCGCAGAAGAACCCTCCGCCGGACCAGGGAGGCCAGCCGCCTGGCTCCGGTGGCCGTCCCGTCAACCCCGGTGGACCTGGCGTGTACACTCCGCCTCCGTCTCCGCTACAGGGTATGATCAACTCCCTGTCTGGGAGCAACCGTGACGCCTTCGTGGCGTTGGAGACCCTGTTCACCCAGTACGGCCTTGGCTCCCTGGTGAACAACATCTTCAACTTCATCAAGCAGGGCTACAGCCAGGACACCATCACCCTGCTCTTGCAGGACACTCCTGAGTACAAGCAGCGGTTCGCAGGCAACGCCATCCGTCAGAAGAACGGCCTGGCCATCCTCTCTCCGGCTGACTACCTGGCCACTGAGGCCAGCTACTACCAGGTGGTGAAGGCAGCAGGGCTGCCCTCGAACTTCTACAACAGCAACGCTGACTGGGTGAACTGGATCGGCAACGACGTATCCCCCACTGAGGTGCAGTCGCGGGTGCAGATGGCTCAGACCGCCACAGAAACGGCTCCGCCTGACCTGGTTCAGGCCCTCGGTCAGATGGGTGTTCCGAAGCAGTCCCTCGTGGCCTACTTCTTGGACGACACCAAGGCCCTGCCCATCCTCCAGCAGCAGTTCAATGCTGCTCAGATCGGGGCTTCCGCTCTGCGGAACAACCTGGTCATGGACCCGACAAGGGCTACCACCTTTGCCAACATGGGCATCACGGTGGACCAGGCCAACTCGGCATACCAGCAGATCGGCCAGACCTTGCCGACACTGGAAGAGTTGGGCCGTGTCTACAACCAGAACTACACCCAGCAGACGGCAGAGAACAACCTGCTGCTTGGCCAGGGCCAAGCTGCTCTCCAGACTCAGCAGTTGGAGTCCAAGGAGCGAGCCGCGTTCAGCGGCAACGCAGGTGCTGCTGGTCAGGGTGCACTGGCGACCAACAAGCCGGTCGGCCAGTTCTAATCTCTCTCGGAAGTATCCGGTCTCCGAGTAGTACACAAATCCGGTTTTCATCTGCTGACTTCCCCGGTCGGTGGGTTGTATCCAAATGGGAGTAAGAATGAGCAACGCATGGGACGAGATGAACGAAGAGATCCCCGCCGAGGTTGAAGGCGCTGAGGGCATCGCCAATCTCCGGAAGGCCTACGAGCGAAAGTCGAAGGCCGAGAAGGAGCTACGCGAGAAGCTCACTGCACTTGAGTCTCGGGAGCGAGAGCGGACTCTGAGTGAAACTCTCTCTGCAAAGGGTGTGAACCCGAAGCTGGCCAGCCTTTACCCGGCCAGTAGGGAGAGCACTCCGGAGAAGGTGGATGAGTGGCTGACTGAGTATGCGGATGCCTTTGGCCAGGCTCCGCAGCGACAGACTCCTGCTCCGCCGCAGGTCTCCCCGGAACTGCTCGACGCATACGCGCAGTTCCAGCAGCCCGGGTTTAACGCCTCACAGCAGTCCGAAGTAGACGCCATCAAGAACTACCAGTTCGGCGACTCGGGTGATGTTGAGGTGGAGTTCCGCAAGCTCCAGTCTTTCCTGCGGAACAACCCCAACGCTGTACAGAACCCGGGCGCATACTGACGCTCATCCTCACTAACTCTCTCTGAAGGAGCTGAGTCCGATAGCTAACGCATACACCGGAACGGCTGCTGTCAGCAATGTGGTGCAGACCGCCTATGACCGGATGGTCGAGTTTGCGCTGCGTTCGCAGCCGCTCTTCCGCCAGGTTGCTGACAAGAAGCCCGCTGAGCAGGCCATGCCTGGCTCTTCCGTGGTCCTGGAAGTCTACCAGGACCTTGCCCAGGTCACCTCGACCCTCACTGAGACCGTGGACCCCGACGCTGTTGCGATCGGCAACCCCACCACGGTTTCCATCACGCTGAACGAGTACGGCAACACGGTCCTCCAGACCCGCCTGCTGAACCTCTTCAGCTTCACCGACGTGGCTCCGGCCATCACCAACCAGGTCGCCTACAACATGGCGAACTCCATTGACCTCGTGGTCCAGAACGTCCTTCGGGCCGGGATCACGAACATCATCCAGGAGAATGGCGGGGCTCTGTTCCCGACTGGTGGCACCACCACGAACATCGTCGGCACTGACGTGCTGAAGTCCCGTGACGTTCGTGCCGCCGTGGCTCAGCTCCGCAACAACCAGGCTGTGCCGAAGAAGAACTCCCTGTACTACACCGCTGTCCACCCGCTGGTCTCCTACGACCTTCGGTCGGAGACCGGTGACACCGGATGGCGTCAGCCGCACGACTACTCCGCTCCTGGCTCGATCTGGGCTGGCGAGATCGGCGAGTACGAGGGTGCCTTCTTCGTGGAGACCCCGCGTGCCTTCTCGGCTCAGGCCGGTTCCGGTGCGGGTGCTTCGCAGATCCGCGTCTTCAACACCTACGTGCTCGGCCAGCAGGCCCTCGCGGAAGCCCTCTCCGAGGAGTTCCACGTGGTCTTCGGTCCGGTCGTGGACAAGCTCATGCGCTTCCGGCCGGTCGGCTGGTACGGCGTTGCCGGCTGGTCCATCTACCGTACCGCTGCCAGCCAGATGATCCAGACTGCCGCCACGCTGCGCCAGACTGTCTAACTATGGGAGCCCGCCTTGCCCACCATCAAAGCCTTTACTACCACTAGTGGTACTTCCCTCAATGCAACTTTCACGCTAGCAAGTAACCCCGTGGTAGGGGACCTGATGGTGGCATGGCTGGCCGCCGACACCCCGCTGTCCATCCACCAGCCGCTGATCAGCACGACCAACATTCAGGATCAGTGGGTGCCCCTCTTCGGTGCGCAGGATGCGCAGCAGCACGATGTGGACGGAGAAGGTGGTCTCCGGCTGTACTGCTTCATGAAGACAGCCAACGCCACTGATGCCACCACCAACGTCTTCAACTTCGCCTTCCTGCCGTACGCGGACAACTCCGGGCAGAAGGGTGTCCCTCAGTTCCCCTCGACTGACTTCGTGGGAATCCTGGCAACCTACTTGACCAGCAGCTCGGGCTTCGCTGGCCTGGATACAGCAGCACCCCAGGTCCAGCAGCCGAACACCAACGGTACGGTGTTCGCACTCCCTTCGGTGGACACCAACGGAGGCAGTGACGTGTTCTGGTCTGCAATCGCCGGACTGAACATGGGGACTCCCACCAGCACAGATCCGTCCGCCACGGTGGTCACCTCGGTGACCTTGGCCAGTCCCACGTACGCCTCGGAGCCGCTGTCACTCTTCCTCTTCGGAAGCCCGTTCAGCGGCACTGAGTACCCCTTCAAGTTCCAGACCACCCAAGTGCCAGTGGCCGTCCTTACGGGCCTCACAGGGCTCCAGGACGCCTCTAACTGGTACTACAACGGCCCCTTCGTCCGAGAGGGATATCCGTATGAGGGGCCGGACCAGATGCTCCTGCTCAGGTATCCGTACCACTGGGCCTTCACGGTCCTCAAGACCGCAGGCATCTTGACCATCGGGCAGTTCTTCTCACAAGACCAGCTCAACGCAGCGGACGTTGTGTACTACCAGAACCAATTGATCCCAGAGGCTGACAGGGATGCAATCCTGGCAGCCGGCATCGGCGGAGACTTCCGCCCTTCCATTCAAGTCCCAGGGCAGTACGTGAATCCCTGGAAGTACGTTCCGATCTAAGGAGAAGTAAGATGGCTGAAGCGAAGGTCGACCGTGGCGATGGCCAGGGTTACGTCGGCACGGTGCATGGCACCGATGGCGACCGTGGCGGTTCCGGCAAGCATCACGTGCTCCCGGAGGCTCCGCCGAAGGACGGTGCCAACACCTCTGAGGGTTTCGAGCAAGGCTCGCACAAGCTCCAGTCCCACGCCAAGCCGACCGGTGAGGCTAGTGGCCACCACCAGAAGTTCGACTAAGAG